GATAGAGGACAACGAGTTTTCGCTAACAATCTTGTCCTGGATACTCAGCCAGGTCTCGGTGAACTTCTGTGCGGCTACGGCCCGCTCCTGCTCCGTAAAGAAGGCATTGTCCAGCATCCCAACGCCACTCTTCACAGTATCAGCAACCGTATCCACGGCCTTGGTTGTACCGAAGATGTTCCAGAAGCCCATTAGATATCATCCTCAAGCGTACATCCATCTGCGGCCAGCCGACAGCCCGGAGGGATCGGAAGCCACGGGTTTCGTGCCTTTGAAACAACGTTCCACTTTGCGGGAAGACGCTTAACGCTATGGTATGTGAACGTGCCTTCCTGGGGTGCCTTGTTGCATCGGGCCATGTTTTCCCTATCCTTGTCAGACCACGGTTCGATCCGGGCGATGCTGGTAGCGTTGGAAGACTCCCATATACTGTACCATTCACCGAATCCAGTCTCGTCTTCGATCCAGGCAAGAATCTTGACACGGGCATCTGCAACGACAGGCGGGTTGTCCTCGTTGTTGGGAATGACAGGGATGCGATCCGGCTTTTCATAGGGAACGGACTGCCACTTGCCGTCCTTGTATATCGAGTCTCCAAAGGGGGATTTCTTGATTGTCCCTTCTGCTGGATTGCCGAGAAGCTCGTCCAATTTCTTGTCCATCAATTCCAGCTTGTGCATAATATTTATTAGTTCCATTGTGTCCTCCTATGCCGTTTTGCTGTCCGCCGTTTTGCTGTCGATTGCATAAGGTTTTGTGTACGCCATGTTGTGCTTCTCCTACTTTACAGAGGCAAGCAGTCGTTTCACCATTGCCTTGATGTCGGCAATGTCGGTCACGATGGTTGCCAGTTGTTCCGAAACCGTTACGGGGGGCGGCCCCGGTTTTTCCCGTGCGGGAGGGGTAAACTTTTTTCCGTCCCATGTCGCCCCGAGAATTACTGCCGTTTCGAGGGTCGCTTCATCAACCGGAACATGATCGGCTTTGACAATGTTCCCGGAAAGCCTGCTGATTCCAACAACCTTTCCGTCTTTAATTACGGCATAAGTAGGCATAAGTTCCCTTTCTTACAGGTCATACTCGATAACCGTCCACCTTCCGATAAAGACGTTTTCTCTTGTGCTTCCAGGTCCGTTGTAAAGCCGAAGATTCGTTGCTGACGTAACTGCACCCCTGACAAAGTAGCTGTAAGTGTCTAACGAGTCTGCAAGAACGGTATTTTTGTTGCTCATAGACTCGCACAAAACAACACAGTTTGCCGGGACAACGCTCGAAATAGTAACGTTGATCTGCCCGGACGACCCCGAGGAGTTTATGTAGCCTGTCTGAATCGACTTGATTCTGCCCGTTTTTGTCCGCAAAAAGATGTCGGCCCTGGCGTACTCGATAACCCACCATTGGGCGGACATATGGCCGTACCAATTATCTTCGGTACAACTGATCCGCAGATTTGTTGCAGAGGTTAGCCGCCCATAAACCATCCACGCGGGTCCGCCTTCCCCGCGCTGACCGCTCCCGTACCCCGTGCCGCATCCTCCGTACACGATCACATGACAGTAATCAGGATTAACTGCGGCAATCGTTACGTCAGCATATCGCCTATCTTCACCGGAGCCGCTTGAAACGGATGCCGACAAATAGCCAGACTGAATGGACTTGACAACAAACCCTTGCGGAATTTTCAGCATGGGAACCCCTTACGACCTGTCAACACCAGAGGCAGAGAACACCACTTCCGCGTGACTTGCCCGGACCATGAGGGATTCTGTTTCCGCCATTGCATACCCAGGCTTCAGGGTGATAGTGGCGTTCGGCTCTATCGGAACATCGTAAAACTTGTAATCCTTCGCAGACACGCCGGAAATTGCACCAAGAACCACAGCAATGCGGAAAGTGCGCTGTGTTGACCCCGTGTTACAGATGGTCAATTCGGAAACAATATATTCGTGACCGGAAGGAACCTGGAACAAAGAAGTGTTCGTGTCTGCCGTAACGGTTGTTGCCCCGAGGCGTTTAAGCGCGTCTGCCATGTTGTTTTCCTATGCAAACAAAAGGATTTCGGAAAGACCGGCTCCGGCGGCCACTTCGCCCCATTTAACCCCGGTCTCTTCGGTTGAATCGACAAGCAATACTTGACCGTTGGAACCTACGGCCAACCTTACGGGCGTACCGGATGCAGTAAAAAGGATCAGGTCTCCCTTGGCCGTTCCGATGCTCTTTGCGATTTGAGCCTCATTTGTTACATTGCCGAGGCCGACATCAGACTTGGAAACAGCGTGAGGATTGCCGGAGGTAACCCCGGAGTGCGTATAAGCCGCCTTTGCCTGGGCCGCTGTGACCTCGTTGGCTCCGCCTTTATCCAGGTAGGTGTCCTCGTCTTTTTCGTGCTTCTTGCTGATAGCATCCGCTATATCTGTATCCGTGCCTACGACCGTCGCCACTTGCTGCAACGTCGCCTTTTTTGAAACAGGAGTTCCGCTCGGATCAACTACGGCCTCAATCAAATCTGTCAGCGCCAAAGAAGCTGCGGCATCATAGTCTGTAATCTTCTTATCTGCCATTGGCTATGCACCTACGTTCAAAATTTGAAGGTAGCGGATCAAACATCAACTGCACTCTGCTGCGTCTTCACTTCCATAGCCCTCTGCTTGATCCTATCAATGTCCTCTGAGGTGAGGTGTGCAGAGAGAATCTCCTGCCGTCTGACTGCCCCATGGCCTCCACGATCGAGGAGATCCTGGGCCACCTTCACCCTAGTGCTTGTCATAGCAGTGTCATCCTCGAGCACATCTTCGAGATAGTCAACTGCCTTCACCTGCAGAGTCTGGATCTTCTTCGCCACATCCACAGTATCCAGGTCCCGTGCAGACTGCATCTCATCCAACCTGATGCGCGCCACAGGACTATTGATAATATTAGACACCATCACAGGCGTCATGCCGACGATCTCTGCGATCCTCTTATTCTTCAGGCCCAGCAGCTTCAACCTCATAATCTCATGATGATGCTGCCAGACTTGCTGGATATTATATACTCTATTCCCTGAAGGCACTCCCATTACATCTTCTCCTTCTTCATTCGCATAGCCCGACGTACTTTCTCCTGCACGTCTTTACGAAGCTTTTTCTGATACCAGCTAGGATACTGCCCAGTCCTCATCATGTCAGCCAACTCCTGATACCTCCCAGGAGCATCTACACGAGCAGCTTTACTATCCAACATCCCCAGGGCGGTTCCCTCAAAGTCGCCTCGCCTAAGCGCTCTGAGAGTGTTGGTGAACCCCAAGAAACCTTGCGTCCCCAAGTTGTATACCATCGACTCCAGCGCCACCTGCCTCGCACGGTTCAACTTAGGATACACATCCGGAAGATGTCTCCTCACAGCTTCCTGCGCCTCCATAGCCCTTCTCGTCAACTCAACCGCAGCTACATCCTCCGCGATTCCTTCTGCTTTGTAGCGCTCCTGCTCCTCTGGTGGAAACATCTCGAGGTTCGTCCCATAGCCTATGGACCACTGCTTCTTATCCCAATAAGGCTTCTCGCTAAACCCTTCTTGCTTCTTCAATATATCCACCAGCCTATTCATAAAATACACCTCTCCTCTTATATTCCCATGATGACAGATATTTCCGCAGTTGTCAACCCCTAAAATTCCCATATCGTCCTCTGCTACAGGCCTCGTCTGCTACGTTCAAATTTTGAACATAGTGGACTTCGTCCACCTTGGGGTAAATGCAGAAAGTTCTGGGATTTGATATACTTCAATTGTGCATGAGTGCCTTATATGGGCGCGCGCGGGGGCGTTACCCCCTCGTGGCTTCGTCAAGCGCCCATGCCATACGGCCTTTTTGACAAAATGAACTTTTTATGATACAATGTAATCATGGTTCTTTGACATAGTGCAGTGCCAGCGGGCGGAGGGTGCGTTGACAAGTATGTGCGCACGCGTCCAACTTAGTGGCCTGCATCTGCGGTGATGCCCTGCTCCGGGAGTGCCTCCAGATATGCACAGGAGGTGCTACAATGGAACAAGCAATCAACTGGACTGCGCTTCTGACGCAGAAACTCACGGGCGTCGTGTCTATGGTGGAGTATTCCGCTTCGGTCGATATGGAAGCGAAGAGAGCGGGAAAGTCCGTGTCCGGCAAAACTTTGCTGGACTACAGCGACGTCACACTCATGGACCTGATCGACCTCTCGAAATACGAGATCAAGGTCAACCAACTCCAGAAAGATGCTCGGGAGGACGGTGCTATCAAAACAAAGCACATTGTCCGCCAGAAAGGGAGAAAGAGGACTGCGAAGCAACTCAGTAAAGAGCAACTGCTCAAGAAAGCAGACGCCCTTCCGCAGGAGGACCTGAAGGCCATTATTGAGGCCCTTCAGGCGAAATTGGAGCAGACGGAAGAATAACTCAAACCGGAGGCACTTCCGGGAGAGGGCATCACTACTATGGTGGGCCACCTATACAGGAGGTGAACTATGGCCGAGCACGAGTATGAGTGGAGAGTAACTATGTGGAACGATACTAAAAGCGGTCCCTTCTTTCATGCTGTGATAGCATGGTTAGTCAAGTCCTTTCCGCTATGTAGGGACTCAGGACTACACATCATTACAGGCGAGGAGTATGAGAAGATGGTCGCTGAAGGCAAGATCGCTCCTGCTACTGTCGAGTGCCTCAAGATCAAACCAGGTAAAGAAGGCGCTATCTCACGCTCTTACTTCACAAAGTATTCAAGTACATGGGAGAAAGTTTCTTGTGCGTATACTGACTTCTTCGCAGGCTGGCAGGCTCGAGGTGATTTGAAGTAACAAACTTCGTGGCCCATCATAGTAGGGGCATCACCACTCACGGCCTCAGACCCTTCGTTCAAAATTTGACGATAGCGCACGACGGAGGTGACTTTATGGTATGCATCTTGGAGAAGCGAGATAGCACAGGGACATGGAAACGCGTGGGTAAGCCGCTCTATAAGAGCGTCCAGAGCGCGAAAGACCATGCTCGATGGATAGGACTTACAGAGCGTGAAGTTAGAGTGATATCTACTACACGCCGTATAGTTGTGATGAGGCGTAGTTAGGCGTATGGAAAGGGGTTTGGGGCCATTTTCAGGGGTGTAACAACGTAACATGTAGGGCTGTAGGCCTGTAGGGGGGGGGTGCCGCGCACGGTTTGGCCCTGGTCATCCACTATATATCTAGTGTTCTTAAAAAATAATTAGAATATTATATATAAAGTAAGAGAGATAGAGTAAGAGGGAGTGTGAGGAGGGGTTCGGGGTGTGCAGGGGGGTGGGCATACAGGCCTACAGGCCTACATGTTACGGTGTAGGGTCGAAATATTATTTCACACCTACTTGACAACTGGGCGAAGGTGTGGTATAATATAATCAGGCGTGAGGAGGACGTCAGGTATGAAAGTGTGGATCGCAGTCAGGAGAGTATGTGGCCCTGCGCCATTTGTAGTAGTGCTTGGAGTATACTCTACATATGGGAAAGCAGAGCAAAGAATAAGGCGAGATAATAAATATCTAGCCAAGGAAGAATTAGTAGCAGCCTGGCGCTTGATAGATGCCCAGGTGGAGCATGTTATCTATGCGTGTGAAGTAGACGTAGACGCGGACAGGAATGTGTGAGGAGGTGACATGATGGAGAAGCAGGTGGTCGTATTCACTAAGGCGGTTCCGAAGAAGCATAGTGTATGCTATCAGACGGACGAAGAAGGTGTGGCCGTGAAGTCGGTTTACATCATGAGAAAAGCACTAGGCAAGCCAGTGCCGACGAAGATTAAGGTGACCATTGAGGAGGTGTGAAGAGCTACGAGGCGGAGCCGAGTATTCGCACATCTTCAGCACGGGTAATGCAGGCTGTATACGCTATATGCGTTGGGTGTGTATAGTATATATAGCCTGCCACTACCTTCAAAATTTGAACGGAGGTGACACGATGACAACTGGAGCAATGCCAATCTCGGAGGCCTTGGAGACTATCTTGGCCGATGAGAAGGCACACAAGACAAGTTTGAATTACGCCATCAACTACACAAGACAGGCCCGGATCATGCTTAACCATGGAGAGTATGAGGCCTTTCGGACTCAGTTGCTGTATGTGCTAAGCAACATCACACACTGGCGACATCCGAAGGCGAAGGAAGTGCGCCAGGCGATACGGGCGTACTTGAAAGAGCATAAAGTATAGAAGAGGTACTATAATGGACTACAAAGAAAACATAGACCAAATCATCAGTGCATTGCAGGAGCGCACAGACATGCTTCGAGAGAAGTTGGAGCGCCTCGAAGCACGCAATATGAGCGAGTGTTGCTTCTGCAGACGCTCTGTGGAGGAGAACGACGAACTACGTTTCATCAAAGGTGAGGGTGTGGTGATCTGTGAGGACTGCGTAGCACTCTGCACCCACCTTCTGAGCGAGGAGGAGCGTGATGACTGAGGATGAGAAACTGGAACTCGGGATTCAAGACGCTAAGAAGAGCGTCGAAGCACTTATCGCTGATATAGATACGGCGAAGAGCGAGACGCACTATCAAATCTACTCAACCCTCGTCTTCGCTGCAGACCTCCTTGACGAGGCCAACCAGACTATAGCCATCCTACTCGACCAGAGAGGTGTGAGATGAAGGACATCATAAACTTCAACAGCCAAACTGGTGAGGAATGGAGCCAGGATGTAGAGGAGTTCATCGACAGGCTCCAAATCCTCATAGACACAATCAACTGGGAGCATCCGCCTCTTGGTGCTATCATGGACGAGGCTATCCGAGCACGAGACGCTTTGAAAGACCTCAATGAGGAGATCCTCTATCAATTGCAAGAGGCAGAAAGGAGAGCAAAGTAGATGGCAACGATAGTCCTTGAAGGACGCATAGATCCAAAGGACTTTGCTTCCATCCTCTATGCCTATACCGAGCAGGGCGTGGTGTTTAGTAATAAGAGCGAAGCCTTGAGGCAAATGCTTCACGACTTCGCCCTTACCCTGCGCCAAGCTGGAGCGAAGAAGTTCAACAGCGACGAAGAAGCGATGAACTATCTCCTCTCCATAGGCATGGGCGTGAAGCCAAGCAAGTCCATTTCCAAAGCGCTTGAGGGCGTGAAGCCTCATGTGGCCCCACCTGAGGAGCCTCTCGACTTAACGCCCGACGAGTTGGAAAATTTATTTTCAGACCTTCTTGACAAAGACCACAAGTTGTGATACAATATAATCATACATGAGGAGGTGGCAAGAATGACGAACTACGACGAATCACAGGAAACCACACTACAGCGCATTGCTCGTATACTGCAATGCACAGAGGATGATGCGAAAGAAGCTATGATCCGCTATGGCCTCATTCAGCAGAAACCTCCACGAAAGAAGGCTGAAGTCAAAGTACTTCGCACCCACGAGTATACCAAAGTGCACAAAACCTACCACTGTGTGCATTGTGGCTTCATGTGGGGAGCAACTTTCAGCCTCGCCAAAGGTGAGAGCACGAACACCTTCGGCCAAAGCCCTAACAAAGCGTCTGTCCACATGGCAACTGGACAAGAGGAGATGCACTTGGACACCTACGTCTCCAACTGCTCAAACTGCAAGCGCTTCATCCAAACTTTGAGCCGAGACGAACTGGAGGATCGCTACTTGGCTCTGCTCAGTACTTGCGCAGATGCTGTGAAGCGGATCTTCACCACGGCGGTGCCTCGATGAGAGCACTTCCTTACATCGCCCTAGCTATGGCTCTTTGGTTCTTGCTGATGATGAAGTAGCTGTAATCCCGGTAATTTTAGGGGTTGACAACTACAATCCACTTATGCGACAATGTTTCATACGTCACAAGTGATCCATCCCATGAGGGAGGAAATAAAGGAAGGAGGACAAAACTATGTCCGAGGAAACTAATGATTACAAAGAAGAAAAAGGCGGAGTGACCACGATCGAGGCTACCGATCCGAAAAGCGAGCGCAGCGTGTCTGTGGTCTACGACTTCGGCAGCACCTCCGCTGAGGCCGTCGAGAAGTTCGGCGACAAGGTCGTGCTCTCGAACTTCATCGGCAAGTCCGTGATCACAGCCCAGGCGATCATCCGCCGGGCTATCCGGGCCGGCAAGACTGATGAAGAAATCAAGGAGATCTTCACCACCTGGAAACCTGGAGTTGCGATCGAACGCAGCTTCGATCCGCTCAGCGCCACGCTGAACAAGTTCGACACCATGACGCCTGAGGAACAGCAGAAGTTCCTGGCGGACCTCAAGTCCAAACTGAAGTAGCCTACCTCCTCTAGGCTTGGGGAGGGAGGGATTGCCACCCTCCTTCCCCTTCTTCTAAAGCCTCTGCTCTTGCCCCTCCTTGAGGAGCTCCCCCCATCGCTCCTTTTAGTGAGAGCAGGGGCTTTAAAAGACCACTATAAATATGGAATTTGGGAGGTTTTATGGCGACTAGGAGAGGCATACAACTGGCGTACCCCTACGAGGAGAAACGCTTCAAAAGGTGGCAGAGCATTGGAATTATCCAACCTAAGCTAGATGGCGAACGCTGTAGAGCCATCATAGACGGCCAAAGCGTCTCTCTGTTGAGCAGTTCCGAAGAGCTTATCATGTCTGTGCCTCATATCAATGACCACCTTCGGAGCCTCTTTGCAGGACGCCAAATGGAGTTGGATGGAGAACTTTACATCCACCACAAGCCTTTGCAGGAGATCCATAGCATAGTATCTCGCAAGCGTAACCTCCATGAGGACGCAGATACCGTACAATACTGGGTGTTCGACGTAGTCACCTCCGAGCCACAGGTGCAGAGGATGCGGAGAGTAGAACTGCTCCCTACCTCCGACATCCTCAAGCCTGTGCCTAGCTGGTTTGTCCACTCCACGGAAGAGGTGATGATGTACTACGAACGCTTCCTTGCTTCCGACTACGAGGGCTTCATCCTGAGGCACCCACTTTCCAGCTATGTGCGTAAGCGGAGCACGTTGATGATGAAGTTCAAACCCTGGCAGTCGGATATATACACTATCCTCGACGTCCAAGAAGAGATCTCCAAAGACGGCATCCCGAAGGGCTCTCTTGGTGCACTGATTCTTGATAGTGACATTGAGGGCCAGACTTTTAAAGTCGGCAGTGGGTTTACAGAAGAAGAACGGCGAGAACTCTGGAAGATCCGCTCCACACTTCCTGGATGCCTGTGCAAGGTAAACTATCAAAGGCTTACAAATGCGAAGATCCCAACACATCCTTATTTCTCCCACGAGATCTTCACCCCAGACGCTCAGCCACTTAAGTACTAAACGCCACTCAGTGGCGATATGGAGGTGCTATATGCATCAAGAAGATGAAATTCCTAGCATCAACGGCCAAGGTATCCAGATCCTGAAGGAGTTTGGAGAAACTGTGGACGAGTCTGAAGCTTGTGAGGACGTAGTGAGTGCCTTAGGCAACGCACTGCTTGAGATGGGCACTACGTATGACCCCATGCCTAGGCATATCGTAAAGAAGACTCAGACCAACGCTGCGGAGCAGAAGAAGCACATCATCTCACACCTCGTATCCAAAGGCGTGGATCCTCAAGTTGTAGGCGAACTTGATGGCCTTATGGAGCACATGATTGAGGCCCTCTCTCTCAGCTCTTTCAATCCCATCACCTTCGCCTTTATCGTCCAGGCTATAAACGCCATAGCCTCTGGCCCAGTATCTATGTTCATCGCATCTTCTGAGTTAAAGAGGATCAACGCTCCTTGCGACTGTCCCGAGTGCGTAGAGAAAGAGCTGCACGAGAACGTTAACTACCTTCAAATTTTGAACGGAGGTGTCGTGTTACATAACTTGATCCCATTGGGCAAGTACTCGCTGGCACTCCGACCCCCGGAGTGTTTAACACAATATAGTAACTCGACACCTCCTTCTATTGAGGACTTTATGGGAGACACTAAAGAAGAAATAGCAGCCCGAGAGGCTTACGTTCGAAAGCACTGGAGGGAGAAGGACAGAATCATTGCCGAAACTCTTGGCCTCCACATCTCCAGCGTGCAACTAATCAGACGTCGCCTTGGGCTACACAAGCGTGAATCTGCGCCCAAGACCCACTACGAACGCTCTGAGCGACGCTACGACGTCCCATACAAGGAGCTTGCTCAGGAGTTTGCTAAACTCTGCAACTACGATCAGAAGGTGATGCGTTACTTCGTATCTCGTAGTACTAAGGCTCGCAGAGAAATGTTGCAGAAGGAGGATATATGAAGGTAGCATATATCAGTGGACCTTATAGTGGCCCCACTATCTTCCACCGCGCTTGGAATATATACTCCGCCAGGAGGACAGCGAAGAAGTACTGGAAAATGGGCTATGCCGTTATCTGCCCTCACTCCAACACTGCATTCTTCGACAAGGTTATGCCCTACGAGACTTTCATCCGTGGAGACATTGAAATCCTAAGGCGAGCGGATGTAGTGATCTTCCAAGGCAACTGGGCGTCCTCATTCGGCTCGCATGAGGAATTAGAAGGAGCGATAAAGTATGGGAAGAAAATCTACTTCGAATCCGACCGAGCATGGGGAGAAACACTTGTTCGTCGGCTCGCTAAACTGGCATGGGGAGATACACAAACTATACTCTCACGCTTACTCGGAGACCCAAGCCCTGAGGTACATGATGTCCCAGCTATCCACCAAAGTAGGGTTCTCGACGAGCTACGTCACACAGTACTTTCGGCGCAGACCTCAGGCGTGGGAAGTGAGGAAGGAGGAAACTAACGATGTTAGCAGAAACAAACGGCTACCCAGTACCGTATCACCCAACTTGGGAGATCATTGATAGTAGTAAACTCCAGGACTACATCACATGTCCTCGGCTGTTCTTCTACAAATACGTCCTCGGTTGGGATAAAGACGAGTTGAACAACCATCTCATCTTCGGGGAGGCGTGGCATGCAGCTATGGAGCACCTGCTTCTTCACGGCTACACAGAAGACAGCATCATAGGCGCATATCAAGCCTTCATAGACATCTATAGACCTAACTTCCCTGAAGGCACCGATGAGCTGCTCTTCCCTAAAGTTCCTTCCCGTGCACTCGAGGCCCTCATCTTATACTGCATGGAGTGGGAGCAGAGAGATAGGGCGCAAGAAGTCCTATACACCGAAATCAGTGGCACCGTCGCAGTTATGGAGAACGTCCCACTTCACTTCCGTATGGACTCGATCCTGCGTGTAGATGGAAAAATCCGTAGCAGGGAGCACAAAACTGGCTCTCGCCTTGATAGGACGTGGGAAACTCAGTGGTCTTTGAAGACACAGGTCGGCACTTATACCCACGTCCTCTACTGCCTGTATCCTCCCGATGAGATCTATGGCATTGAGATCAACGGGGCGATCTTTACGAAGAAAAACACTCGCTTCCCTCGCATACCTATTCGCAAACAGCGTGAGGCGATGCAGGTATGGTGGTGGAACACTAAAGAATGGGCGTCTCGAATGCTCCAAGACTACGAGCGCCTCCACGAGTCGAAGCGTGAAGATGGTATCCTCATGGCCTTCCCAATGGCCACAGAATCATGCACAAAGTACTTCGGCTGTCCCTTTATGGACTACTGCTCCGCATGGCCTAACCCTTTGCAGTACGCCGAGGAACCTCCGATTGGCTACGCCGTGAGGTGGTGGGACCCGAGTGATCGGCCCTCTAAAGTCGTCATGAATCTTGACGGAGACATCTAGCAATAAACGCCCAAGGAGGTTCTATGTATGAAGACGTGAAGAAACTGAAGGACATGATGAGGCACGCATTTACGAGGGCTAACCGCAGAACTTTTTCAAAAGACGAGGCTTATTCCCTCATCGAGCAGACATGGACAAAGTACCTAGAAGCCATAGTAAAGGGAGGTGAAGCACATGACAGAGGCGACGAAACCTCAACTCAACATCGAGGCCGAGATTGCAAAGATCAAAGCAATGTACGAAGAGGGCACGAATCATGAGCGAACATCGTTCCTAGTCTACGGAGACAGTGGATCAGGAAAGACTCGTTCAATCATCACGGCTCCAGGCCCTATCCTCGTCGATTCTTTTGATCCAGGTGGGACTGATACTATCCGAAAAGCCATCAACGACGGGAAGGTAGTGGCCGACACTCGTTGGGAGAAAGAGAACCCGGCTGCACCTGATGTGTTCCTCAAGTGGCAGGCGGAATATAAAAGGCGCAGACAGACCAAGTTCTTCGACCACTTCAAAACCTACGTTATCGACAGCGCTACTACTTGGTCCGGCACTATCATGAACCAAGAGTTGAAGCGCCAAGGCAGGTCAGGTGGTCCTCCTCAGCAGAACGACTATCTGCCCGTGATGCAGGTGATGGAAAACCTCATCAAGGATATGACAAGTAACTTGCCGTGTAACCTCATTCTCATCTGCCACGAGGATAGCGATAAGGACGAACTCACTGGCCGTATCAAGATCGGGCCACTCTTTATCGGTAAGTTGAAGATGCGCATACCTCTGCTGTTCTCCGAGTTCTACGCCACACAGACTAAAGAGACTAGCAAGGGTGTGGAGTATACTTTCCTCACCAGAAACAGCGGGCTCTACAAGGCTCGCACAAGGATTGGGGCCGAGGGGCTTTTCGATACATACGAGAAGCCTGACTATACTTATCTGCTTGAGAAGGCAGGGTATAAGGTAAGCTAGGGCGATCCGAGAACAGGAGGCGGGGAACAATGAAGTATGAACTGAGTGAGGGAACGGCGGTCATAAGGCGGTGTGTCAGTTGTCGTAAACCGATAACGAAACAGGATTATTTTATTAACGATGATGGGCCGTATTGCCCCGATTGTATAGAGGCGTGGGCCTGTGCGGGCGATCAAGGGGCGGCGAACCTACCCCCGGCGTGTTCGGGAAACAAGCCCCTCCGGTGGAGGACGGGGCCGGTGCCGGAAACCGATAAATGGGAAGAATTTCTTGTCTGCAGCCCTCTTTCCGCTACCGGATATGGGTATTCTATCCGCAAGGGAAATCTCATAGATGCTGGCGAGAAGCACATCCCCCTCTCCGACATCCTTGGGCTGGTGGAGGGGTGAGTGATGGTCCGGATCGAACTTATAGACTATCTCGAATACGATGACCGAGGCTGGTACGCCATCGGCCTCCACGGTGGTATTCATAGCCACGGAGAACCCCGACACGGGCATATCTGGATCGAGTTGGGCCGGTGGTGCGTGGAGGTCACGATTGGAGGAGGGCGGTATTGGGAGTTTATGAGGGAGTGGGAGGAAGACCATGAATAAAGATCTGATTGATTTTACTGACAGCATTTTAGGCAGATATAACGCAACGCCGGATGAATGGGACGCCTTTGAATCTATAAAGTGGAGCATGAATACTACACATAAAATATCGGCGGTATTTTTTCCTCAAAGAAATGAGGTTGAAGCGACATGGGAAAACATAGCGACAGGAAAAAGGGCTGGTGCAACATTCCCTGTAACGCCAGACCAAGGAGAAGATATCGCGGAAGCGCTTATGCCCTGCGTTTACCAAGACGCCGCTTGCGTGCAGCGGGGAGTACGGGCAGGACTAAAGACCAAGCCCCTTCGGTGGAGGACGGGGCCGGTGGAGGATCGGGGAGTTAAATACCTTACGAAAGAAAGCAAAATCCCGGCGGGGTGTATACAGGTTAAGGCGGGGTGGGCCGTTTACGAAACCGACTACTGGCTCCCTCTCTCCGAGATCCTCGACCTGATAGGAGAGTGACATGAGCCTCAAGTTTGCCTGCATCTGCGGAGCCCGTGACTGGTGGAACAGGTCGAGAAAAGAGTGCTGTTGTGGTGCTCACAGCGCACATGATCCTGTCTACACAACTCCCTGAGAAGTGGCGTCGAGCTTGGATGGGAGGCGTAGCACTAATCTCCCTCGGCTGTGTGGCAAACAACCTTAGCATAGGGGTAGGCATACAATGGTAACCTACCTTCAAATTTTGAACGAAGCACACGAACCGCATAAGCGGGTCGAATTAAAAAGTTAGGAGGAACCTAACAATGGCAGAAGACTTCTTGAATTTCGACTTCGAGGACACCTATGAACCAACAGCTATCCCTGAGGGCGAGTACATGGTGCGTGTCATCAACGCCGAGGTCAAAAGTGGACAGAAAGGCCCCTTCCTCATCCTCCGCCTGGACGTCCCCGAGGAGCCCACGGCGAAAGACATGACCCATGTCCTCATGCTCCCCACGGAGAACGACGACGCCAAGCAGGCGAATCGTAGGAAGCTCGCTATCAAGCGTCTCCTTGAAGCCACAGGCATTGGCCTCGGTGGCTTCTCTCCGGAGCAGCTGGTCGGCAGCACTTTCTATGCCTACCTCGTGGAGGAAGAAAGTGAGGAGTACGGAACGCAGAATCGTATCCGCAGAATTCTGACCGGCGCCTAAGCCACAACCTGAGGGGTGGGGCATATCCTGCTCCACCCCTCCTCAGGAGATTCTCATGTCTAAAACAAATCCAGACTACAAGCCACGCCTCACTATCGATCTCCGCGAGGATCAGCGACAACGTCTCTCGCGCCTCATTCCTTGGGGAATGGCAGGCCACGTGTTTCGCAAGGCGATTGACGATGTGCTAGACCTGGTGGAAGAGTTTGGAGCACCTGCTCTTACGGCTATACTCCATGACATGATACCTGATAAGAAATACCTATCTATCGCAAAGGAGGCTAAACGCCATGTCGACTCTGGAAAACTTGAAGAAAAGCATCCGGGAGATGAGTGATGCCGAGCTGGACGCCTTACTAAAAGACGTCCGCAGTCATCGTCGTGCTCCTAGGGATCCTGCCAAACCAAGGAAGGCAAAATCCAGCGCCAACCCTGTGGCAGGTATGAGTAAAGCTATGGCTAGACAACTACTAAAAGTGCTGGAGGGAAGAGCGAATGGAACTGAAGATAGTACAGAGAACTAGCATTGTCATCGAAGCCCGTGCTCGTGATGACTATGGTGACATAGACATTCTTGCTGAGTCTATGAAGCGGGATGGAGTTATCCAACCCCTTGCTGTACGGGACAACGGAGACGGGACATATAGACTGCTCGCCGGCGGGCGTCGGATGAAAGCAGCTGCGAAGGCTGGCATAGACGTCCTCCCTGTGCGTGTTTACGATGCCAACCTCTCCGAGCAAGATATGCTTTCAATCGAGCTCATGGAGAATATAGCCCGCAAGGATCTCACGTGGCTCGAACAGGCACGGCTCAAAACAGCTTTGCACAACCTCCAAGTAACAATCCACGGGCAGAAACTCTCCACGGCCCCTGACGCCAAAGGCTGGTCTATGGCTGACACGGCTAAGCTACTTGGGCGTTCTCCAGGTGGCATATCAGACGACATAAGAATAGCCAGAGCAGCCGAGGCTATCCCTGACATCGCAGGATGTGCCACAAAGCAGGAGGCAGCAAAACTCCTCGCTAAGATGAAAGAGCGTATGATCATCGAGGAGAAGGCGCGCCGAGCTAAGGAATCCCAAGGACCTGCTCAACAACTCCACGAAGAACTTACTGCGAAGTATGTAGTCACCGACTTCTTTAAGGGCGTAAAGGATATACCAGACGGCAGTATCAAACTGTGCGAAGTCGATCCACCTTACGCCATAGATCTTCCCAACGTAAAGAAAGCCGAGAAGACCTTCTACGGCGACTCCTACAACGAAGTCCACTCAGACGACTATCCGGAGTTCATGCAGCTCATGCTGAACGAGTGCTATCGAGTGCTGGCCCCAGATAGTTGGCTCATCCTCTGGTATGCTATCGAGCCTTGGGCAGAGATCACTTACCAATGGGCCAAGCGTGCGGGCTTCACAGGACGTCGGCTTGGAGGCTTCTGGATCAAAACTCAAGGCCAGACGAAGCAACCGGATAAGTATCTTGGCTCAGCTGTAGAGCCTTTCTACTACCTCGCCAAGGGCAATCCGGTGATAGTTAAGCCTGGAAGAATCAATGCATTCAACTACAAAAGCGTTCCGCCTCAGCGAAAAGTCCACCCTACGGAACGTCCTATCGAACTAATCCAGGACATCCTCTCACACTTCGTCGACGTGGGAAGCAACATTCTAGTGCCCTTTGCCGGGAGTGGCAACACACTTCTAGCATGTGCCAACCTAGGATTGAATGGCGTAGGCTTTGATCTCTCTGAGGAGTACTACAATACCTATGTCCTAAAGGTGCACATGAATCGTCCTCCGTTGTATAAGAGCTACCTAGACAAGGAGTGAATCCATGAGTGATATACCTTTTGGAGCTAATCCATCCGTGCGCTACATCTACGGTGAAGGCCCAAAGGACGCACAGATAGTTTTCATTGGCGAAGCTCCAGGTGCTTCTGAGACACTCAAAGGGCGTCCTTTCGTGGGCTCTGCAGGAGAGTTACTCAACAACCTAATGACTGGGCTGTTAAACAGGAGTGATGTCTATATCACTAACGTCATCAAAGTGCAGCCCCAACGTAACGATATTAAGCAGTTCATCGACATCTCAGGCAGTAATATCAAGCTGTCCGACGAGGCCAGAAAGCACATCGCTTATCTGGAAGACGAGCTATATGCCCTCCCAGCTAACGTCTTCGTAGCCATCGGAGCAATACCTTTATGGATCCTCACAGGACGTAAAGGCGTGCTTAAACTCCGGGGATCTATTCTCGAAGGCCAGATCAGAGACCGCAAGATCAAGGTCATTCCCACTATCCACCCTGCTGCTGTCCTCCATGCTCATGACCTGACATTGGCTTATCTGATCAGACGAGATCTGCAGAAAGTGGCTGAACAAGCTAAATCCCCTGCGATAGAGCATCCCAAGCGGACTATGCTCATCAAGCCTTCCTTCGATGAAGTCATGGGCTTCTTGGAATACTGCAAGACTTGCCCATATGTAGGCTTCGACATCGAAGTCCTGATGAAGCAGAACTACGAGCTCGCCTGCATATCCTTTGCTACGTCGCCATGGGAAGCTATCAGCATCCCCTTCTTCTGGAGAGGCGCCAACTACTTCACCCTACCTCAGGAAGCCGCAGTCATGTTGAGTATAGCAGAGCTTCTTGAGAATCCTAACATCAAGAAAGTAGGCCAGAACCTGGTCTTCGATATCCACTTCCTCTTCTCCAAGTATGGCATCCGCACTCGCTCATACGGAGGCGTTGAGGATACTATGATTGGCCAAGGCATACGCTTCCCTGACTTTCCGAAAGGCTTAGATTTCATCACTTCCTTCTACACAGACGAGCCTTATTATAAGGACGACGGGAAGTGGTGGAAAAATCCTGGCATGAACGATGAGCAGTTTGCAATCTACAATGCCAAAGATAGTCTCATGTGCATGGAAGCCATGCCCAAGATCACTGCTGAATTAGTAAAGCAGGAGAACATGGAAACTTACGACTACCAAAGGCGTCTCATCGAGCCCTTGGTTTTCATGCAGTCGCATGGAGTCTTAGTCGACATTGATGCAGTGCAACGGGAGAGTGCTCAGATGGCTCTCGAGATCGAGGACCTCACTGCGCAGTTCACGGAACTCGCTGGCCGGGAGATCAACCTCAACAGTCCGAAGCAACTTCTAGACTACTTCTACTACGAGAAGGGACACAAGCCCTACGTCAAGCGTGGAACTGGTAAGCCTTCTGTAGATATGGATGCCCTCAAGCGATTGGCTCGTAAGGGTGTCCAGGAAGCTGAAGTACTCTTAAAGGTGCGCAAACTGTCTAAGATGAAGAGCACATACTTTGACGCCAAGATAGATCCCGATAATAGACTTCGCTGCTCCTTCAATCCTGTTGGCACTACTACAGGTCGTCTGTCCAGTTCCAAGAACATCTTCGGAACTGGCCTCAATCAGCAGAACCTCCCACCTCCCTTCCTCAAACACTTGCATGCGGACGAAGGCTTCGTGATGTATCAAGTAGACCTGGCCCAAGCAGAGAATCGTATCGTGGCTTATGTCGCTCCTGACTATGCCATGATGCAAGCGTTTGAGGGGAAGGTTGACTTGCACAAGCAGACTGCTGCGCTCATCTTTGGAAAGATGATTGACGAGATCAGTGATGTGAAAGGCTCCTCCTCTCTTGGCACTGGTGAGCATTCAGAAAGGGACTGGGGTAAGAAAGGAAATCACTCGTTAAACTACGACCTCGGCTACAAGGCCTTCGCGCTGCTAAACGAAATGCCTGAGCATGAGGCCAAGATGATCGTTGATCGCTACCACGCTGCGTATCCTGGCGTTCGTCAGTACCATGCGTGGATAAGAATGCAGTTACGCAAAGATCGCACGATCACCAACTTGTATGGCAGAAAAAGACAGTTCCTTGGGCACCTTGATGACAAGACTTTCAAAGAAGCCTACGCGTGTATCCCACAAAGTACCGTAGCAGACAAGATCAACCGGGATGGAGTCATTCCGATCTATGAAGATCAAAAGAGGTTTGGCCCCTTGTGGCTTCTAAACCAGGTGCATGATGCGATCTATTTCCAAATCAGCAGAGAGTATCCCTGGCTAACACATGCCGACATCTTGTGTTGGGTCAAGGAAATGCTAGAGCGTCCTCTTGAGTGGCAAGGTCGCACCTTTGTGATCCCCGCTGACTTTAAGATGGGCTTGACTATGAGCAAAGACAAGAAGACAGGAATGCAGACGGTGGATGCGAATGAGTTCGAGAGTGCTTCCCGATTGGCTAAGTGGTTGGATGGAGTTTACCGATAACACTGAGCCACCGTATCTCTATCGTCTGTGGACTGGGCTTTCTGTCATAGCTGCTGGCCTTAGACGAAAGTGTTTCTTACCGTGGGGAATGTATGATGTGTATCCTAACATGTATATAGTGCTCGTCGGTCCTACAGGACTTGGAAAAGGTATGGCAATGGGACCTGCTATAGAAATCCTAAGGGATATGCAGATAAAACTTGCGGCTGAGGCCACTACACGAGAAGCTCTCATCCGAGATCTCTCCGAGTGTACAGATACAACGATAGCAGACGGTGGTAAGAAACTAGCAATGCACTGCTCTTTGACAGTCTTCAGCGAGGAGCTAACCGTCTTCCTAGGCTATAGCAACCTCCAACTCATGGCTGATCTGTGCAACTGGTACGACTGTCGGCGAGAGTGGACTTACCAAACAAAGCATCAAGGAGTGGACAGTATCCACGGCGTCTGGGTGAATCTCCTAGGCGGGACTACTCCTGAGTTGCTCCAAAGCTCGTTGCCCCAAGATGCTATTGGCGGTGGACTTACGGCTCGTATGATCTTGGTGTACGAGACTAAGCGAGGAAAGATAGTGCCTATTCCCACGCTATCTGAACGTGCTAGGAAGGTTCGCCAAGACCTCCTTCAGGATGGCTATCGCATAGCCAACATGTTTGGAACCTTCCGTGTGACTGATGAATTAGTGCTAGCCTATACAGACTGGTACAATAATCAAGACAAAGACAAACCTCAGTTCTCCGATCCTAGATTCGGAGGCTACTTGAGGCGCCGTCCCCTGCACGCAATCAAAGTAGCTATGCTCCTGTCTGCATCTCAATCAGACGATATGGTCATAACAGCAGAGCACTTTGATAAGGCACGGAGAATTATAACTGAAACAGAAGCTAACATGGGCAACACGTTCAGAGGCATGACTGCTGAGAACACCAGAGCGCAGTTAGTATCTACATTGAAACAAGTAGCTGCTGCTCTAATGCAGCACCAGGAGCTCTCATATGCACAACTCCTGCAACTCTTCTACCAGGACATCGACAAGTGGGGTATGGACAAGATCCTCGAAACGCTCATGGGTATGGGAGCTGTGCATAGAGTTATCCAAGGGACTAAGGAAATATACAGAATCAATCCGAACGCACCTATCTTCAAAATTTGAACGAAGGAGACGTACAATGGAAGACATTTTGCAATACAAGACCAAGACAGAGTTAGTCTTGATTGTGAAGCAACTTGCAGAAGCTGCTCGAGAGGCGTCTAATGTAGACGTAGACAGTATCCTCTCAGGTACTGGGGTTGCCAAACTTGCAGACGATATGCACTTTCATTTCTGCACTAACCCAGATTGCACAGGAGAACAGACATGTGACTCATATGCCAGATGGGTAACAGTTGCAACACACCTCGCAAATGGGCACACTTTAGAAGGTGCCCGCCTCATATTCGCCAGGGTAGTACGTTTCTCTAACTTCCTTCTCTCTACCCCCCTGCCTAAGGGCACTCAAGATTTGATCGAGGAACTGGAAGAACGTAGATGGTTCTCCCGTATAGTAGAAACCTCAATGAAAGGAAAAGACAATGGAAAGCAACTGGCCGTCACAGATGAAAGCGGAGTGGGTCCTCTTGAAGTTTGAGGGCAGTGAGCACTACAAAGGCCCTACGGGTGAAGTCGAGCCTATCGACCTATACTATGCAGGTGGCCTCCTTCATCCTTGGGTAGTAGCAAACATCATCAAGTGCGCGTATCGCAATAGAAACAAAAGGCCGAACCTCACGGACATCCGCAAGATTCGGCACTATTGTAATATGCTAGAGTTTATCGAGAAGTGGGGGCCTACGCCTATTGCAACTCCGGCCACTCCTCCAGAAGCTCCGGACGCTTAGCGACCTCAGTCATCAAGTACCGGCGAGTCTGAGCATCGAGCATACGGAACTTCATTGCCCGTCTCAGACTCCCTGGCTTGATATTGAGCTCAGCCATTACGTTAGTCATCTCCGGTGTGATAGGATCTCCATCAAGCACAGCATCTAAGATCTCATCCACCACAGCCTGCTTGTTTCGCGCCCTTACACGAGCCTCTTCCTTCAGGAACCTCTCATGCTTTCGGATCATAGAGAGCTCAAGATCAGTAGCACCCGCTACAATCTTAGACGCAAACGCTGCTTTGTCTAACGGAGACTCTCCAATATGGTAGATCCTCCGACCCCTATCATCCTTCACCCATCCGTCCTTATCAAGCACCTGATCCACAGCTGTCCACCAATGCTTCGCAATGGGGATAGTTTGACTTGTAAGCTCCCTCGCTGCTTCAGAGCCATCAAGAAACTCCCCTCTCGCCAGTGGGTCAAGCACTTCTCTCTTCACTTTAACCAAGTCGCCCAGGAACGGGCCTGCCCATTCTTCCCATCTTGTAGGGAACTGGAACGTTGCAGGAGCAGTCACATCCACTCCCATCAATCCGCCTATGCCTCGAGAAGCAGCTGGTGCATGAGTGTTGACGTACTCCTCTATATCATTCCACCAGGGGAACATAGACAAGATTGGGAGTGTCCGTAGTGTGGCAATATACCCTATCGGCCCACCAAGTGTGGCCATCACCGCCAGGTACCGCACAGCTTCCTGCCCACGGAGCTGGCTAATAAAGTTGATCTCCTGCACCAGGTAGGGCTTGAACTGACCAAGCAACCTGCCTGTGGGAACCCTCAAAGCACGAGGCAATGCAGCCATGTTGTAGATGAAGTTCTGCATCCAGTTAGCACGCACCGCAAACTCAATTGCAGCAGGATCTGCGAGGCCCTTACTCTTGGCAAGCAGATAGTTCGCACACACCGCAAGCTCCCGCATCACCTTCTCCGGCATCTGGAACATGCCGAGAGGATGATACAGGTGCAGCTTCTCATGGGTCTTTCCCGACATCTCAGTCACGACGTCAGTTCCAAGCAGATGCCTTACAGAGTCCAGCAAGCGTTTGCCTTCCTCAGTTCGCATAAACCTCAAGCCTTCTGCAAGATACTTCGAACCTGTCTTAGCCCAGATGTGGCCGAGTGCCGACGCTGCATTGATCACACCAGCTATAGGCCTATAAGCAAACTTCATCCACGCTTCAGCCATCTTCACGTTGCTTACTAACCTGGAGAAGGGACGTCCCTCAAGGGATATTCCGAAGCGTTTACCAATTTCCTCCAACACCTGATCAGACATCCACCTACGCCCTTTGATATCCTCAATAAGTGTGGTCATTGCAGCCCTCATATTCTCCGGCAGATTGGGCAAGAGAGCTTGCACCTTATCTATCACCGGGTCGAGCTGCATTTTAGTTTCCATCGCATGAGCATACGCAAACAGGACCGGGACAGGATCTTCCTCCCCTTTAAGCACATCATGACGAGGCTTCTCGAAGGGCGTATATTTCTTAGTCGGTCGTACTTCATACACTCCTCTCATGATCTTGGAAAGTTCCTTGTTCACCTTATCAAGCTCTTCCTTCATGGCCTTCTGGATCTTGCCGTTCAGGATCTTCGCTCTCATAGGGCTAATAGGCGTCGGAAGATCTCGCAGATATTCAGGCATTGTGTGGTCAAGGAAAAGATCCCTAGGCCTTTCTTCAAGCAGCTTCGCAATCTTCTCAGCAGCATGCTCCTCGGAGAAGGCCACAGCTACAACCTTATACCCTTTCCCATCTTTGCTCCTCTCCATGATCTTGATACTCCCGCGCTCCACCCGAGGAAGGTAAGTATCAGGATCAAGCCCCCAACTATCTATCTCATTCAGTTTATTAACCAAGCTTTGCAGAGTCGTAGCCTTCATCCCTGCACCTTTGGCCACTGCTTCTACCTCGCCACCAGCTAGCACATCCTGAACAGCACGCATCTCACCTTCAGACAAATGCTTCATATACATGTCAGTCAAGAAGGCCTTATATCGTGTCTTCATATGCCCAAGCCACGCGCTGATCTTCAACGCCGCTTGACGTATATGCTCAGAAGCATACTTCCCCTTCTCAATGACGTCACGAAGGAGTTTGCGCTCCTCTTCTTTGAGCCCTGCTACTGCATTGCCAATAACAGAGAAGTGAATCCCTCTATTATGCCCAGCAGTCAGATCAGCAGCTACTACTTCAAACGCAGCTCTATCCGCTCCAGGGTGGCTTGAGAAAGTCCTCATGGTGGGAACTATCCACTCACTTCCCTTCACAATATCAGGCCCATTCTTGTTGCGGATGTCGTATACTTTTGCCTTCTCCCCACTCAAGGACTCGATAACTTTCGCAGCCGGCTTGGGGACTTCATATGCTTTTTCTTCCATCAAAGTGGCTACATCCCGTAGAGTATTGATATCTCTCTGCGGGCGTCTGCCAAAGACAGAAGTCTCATACCATGCCCTCGCCTCGTCGGAGAACTTATGAAGCCCTCGACGGAAGTTGGCCATAGTTTCAGAAGGCTCCTTAGCCTCAGTAGAGAACGAGCCACGCTCGCTTCCGATACGGCTGTTCTTATACCACTCAGTAGCAGACTTCCAAAGTGCTCGAGCCATATGCTTAATATCGTCCCAAAGATCGCCTACTATCTCTCTAAGCCTGGCTCGAAACTCGGAGAACTTCTTAGGACCTTCCACCATAATCCCTCGTGAGACAGCGACCAGCTGCTTAAGGGCCTTCTCAGCTTCACCCGTTCCCATGAAGGAAAGTGTAAACTCCTTTTCTATCGTAGCATCCTTGGGATTGCCGTGCCAGAAATTTATCTCCCCTTTAGCACCTATCTTAGCATTGATCTTTCTGAGCACAGGCCCAAGCTTCCTCAGATTCTCTACAGCCATCTCATACATCTGCTGAAGGCCCATGAAGTCAAGGGTAGACTCACGCCAGAGAGGATTATACGCCTCCTCTTCCATGAACTTATCAACAGCCCCTTCTTCCACTCCCATGCCTTCATCAGAAAGCCTCCGCTCCCAGGCCTCTGCAGAGTTTGGATCCACATCAACATCCACTTTCTCTGCTTCCTTCGGAGCTTTGATCTCTCTTCCAGCTTCTTCCTCCGCAGCTATCTTGTCAATCTCCGCCTGGACTTTCTTAACTTCATCTTCTGTGACCGGCGCTGTTTCTTCTTTCTTAGTACGCCGTCGTCTCCTATCTATCCTAGCTTCCACTTCCTCAGGAGTCTCTTCCCTAATCCTCTCAGGAAGCTTACCTATCTTACTCTCCCCTTTGCCCTTACGCAAGAGCTCCCTCGCAGCTGTCTGCTCTTCTTTCTTTGCGAGCGACTCAAGATACTGTGCTTCCAGTTCAGGCGTAACTTCTACCTGCCTGACAGGACTAGCTTTAGGAGGCGTGGGCGCAGTAGTCTGAAGTCGAGCATACTCTGCATATGGATCTCCAAACTCTATAGGCTCCCGTCCAAAGATCTGCTTCTCCTGATCTATCTTAGCCAGGGCTCTTACGGCACTATACAATTTCTTGTCTGCCATAAGTTTGTCAGCTATAGCCTTCGCCATAGCACGTTCGTGTGCTGTCATTCCTATGTTCCTATGCTTCCCTGCCTCAGGACGCATCTCCTTGATCTTTGTCACTCGTTCCTGCCATGCCAGAAGCTCATGCTCCGTAGGAGGCTCTACCTTAATGTCGTAGAGTTTCTGCAACTCCGCCTTGGCCTCACTCTTGGTCATCTCCAGTACAGTAGGACCTGTTCTCTCAAAGCCCTCAGCCACTTTTATTCTTTCAAGCGGATAGCCTCGTTCGAGCAACTCCAGATGGTCATACAGTCTATTCTTCTCAAACCATCCGAGTTCATCAAATGGACCTTCTATATCCGCGACTTTGTTTGCTTCCTTCTTCGCTTCCAAGAAGGCTTTCTTAGGAGTAGCTTCCTTGGGTGCAGGAGGAGCGTCCTCAATAGCAGGTGTCACTTCTTCTCGTGCTTGAAGTACTCCACCTGCGCGAGGCGCTTTTTCGCCTGCAGGAGTGACTTGTACGGGCCTCCCAGGCGTTTCCCCGACTCGCTCAGTACCACCCATCCCGACTTCTCCTTCCTGATCACGGGTAGTACCTCCTTTCACTTCTTCAAGAGTCTTCTTATTCGCTTCTACCCTAGCCTTCATCCTAGCGATAGCAGCTCTGTTATTTCTACTAGCCTCGGCCAGCCGAAGTGCGACCTCCGTCTCCTCAGCAGCCTTATCGAGCTTCGCTTCAACGTCCGCTACATTCGAATTTTGAATGAAGGACGGATTCTCACGAACTTCTCTAATCTCATCTCTCTGTCGGCCAAGCTCAGCCCAGGGAGACTCGGCCTCGGCTTTAGCCTCATAGTCACTACGATACAGGCTCTCCCATGGGCTATACGCTTTTTCAGTCTTCAGCTCATCCTCAAGGACAGCCTGACGAGACTCTCTCGGAGCTTCCTGCACCTTAGCAAGAATCTCAGCCTGACGCTCAGCCTCGAGCTTCTCCAGAAACGACCTGTTCGACCTAAGGAACGCCCTGCCTCCAGCTCCCATAAGCCTGAACAGAGTACCGAAGACGGTCGTAGCCCCTGCAAATGCAAGCGCTTCTTCGCCGCCTCTAGTGAGACGCTCACCCATAGTAGACCCTGGAGGAGCTCCCAATGACCCAACGGTCGCACCACCGATAGCTGCCCTAGCCGCGCTCTTTGGGATCTCCTTAACAGCAGGCCCCTTTGGTACAGCCTTCAGCGCTGTGGCCACTCTTGACAGCTTCGGAATAGCTTCCATGGCTGTAAGAGCGGCCTTCTCTCCACCTGCATAGAGTGGCATCTGCGGGACGAATTCTACCAGGCCTTGGGCTAATCTGCCTGCGACAGACTCCGGCGGAGCCATCTCGACCCGCCTAATGTAGTCGACAGATCGAAGCCCTCTCGCTGCTCTCATCATGTCCTCAGCTGCAGCCTCATGCCCTGGGATATGAGACCTGATACCGGCGGCAGTCTCAATCGTAGCCGCTACCCCAGCTCCGAGAGCCCCCTTGACTCGCTCACCAATTGTAGGCGGCTGCAGCTTCCCTTTTATGTAGAAGTACTTCTCGTCGTCAGACAGCTCATCAGGCACGTTAATATACGAACCGTCAGGCATACGAAGCATCATGTCCCGCCACCTCCAAGCCAGTCCAGTCTAGGAAGGGATCTAATGGTTTCCTCTCTCTTAAGTTCGTCAGCAGCCTTCTTCTCTGCCGCCTTCTTAGCCTCGTACCTCTGCATGAACGTGGCTGCATCTTCGATAGTATTCTCAGACCCTGCCACTGGAGTAACTTCGGCTCCGTACAGCTCACCTTCGAGCCTACGAAGCGAACTGTTATATCCCTGCAGTGCACGATAGTCGGCCTCCGTCGCCAGATGCATCTTGTCCAGAAGCGTCTTGCTACGAATAGTAGCATCCACCTGATCCTTCGTCATACCCTGAGCGTACATACTAGCTACATCATCTGCTGTGATGATCGAGTCTCGTAGCTTCGCAGCAGCTCCTGCGATACTAGCGTGCTGAGCCTGCAGCTTTGTCCACTTATAGAACGTCTGCTGATCCTCTCGCATCCTAGCCATCTCCCTGCGATTCTGTACTGTAGCATGAAAATCAAGAATCCTCGGAGCGTCATCTCCGAATGCGTTGATGAGGTCGCCGTAGCTCTTAACGCCGAAAGATCTCTGCAGATCAGGCGAGAGAGGAATACCGCGAGCTCGTTCTACAGCAGCCATTCGCTTTCCTTCTTTCAAATCTTCGATCGACTGCTGAAGCGCCATCGCACCTTGATACGACATAACAGTCGGCAGCACACTTCTCAGCAGCGAGAACTTACGTCCTGCAGGAGACGTCTCCCACATCTGCTGACCAGTCTTCATCATAGACTCAGTTTGTTCCGGCGAGAGCCCTGCCAGTGCCCAATCAGGTCCGCTAGCAGGGCTACTCAAAAATTTGACTGTCCTCCGCTGCCGCCCTCGCCAAGGATCTGAGCCAGATACTTTCTCAACGCCAGATTGCCTGCGACGTTCTTCCCTACCGTGTTAGCTGTAGCTCCGATGGCCATAGCAGGATTATCCTTGTCAAGGAGTCCAGATCCGGCCCCTGACAGTATCTGTGCGAGCAGCGCGAACTGTCCCTGCTTATCAGTCGGAGACGCGGCTGAAGGGCTAGGGGCTAATGAAGGATTAGCCGCCATAGGAATGCTAGGATTCTCCTTAAAGATCTGTGCTGTCGGAGCTGTCGGCAGAGTAGCAGGCTTGAAGTTAGCATTGATACCAGTAATACCCTCAGCTCCTCCGTCAGTCTTAAGCGTCACGCTTCCAGCAAGGTCCCTCGCCTTCATCCTTTCCAGAAGCCACTTTGTATCTTGCATGTAGTCGAATCCGCCCATCTCGAACCTCCTAGTTAAAGAAGCGAAGCACCAATGCCAAGGAGCGCTCCAGCGGCTAGAACAGCTGGGGCTCCTCCAGGGATAGCCGCAGCAGCTGGCCATGCAGCCAGAATGCCAGCTCCGCCAGCCGCGCCCATAAGACCTCCACCAATAACAGAGCTAGCTGTACCCTTTCCTGGAGAGGTCTGCACCACAGCACCTTGAACAGACGCCAGCAGGTTTCCAAGGTATGCCCAGAGCTCAAGGTTCCACTTAGCGTCTGCGACATCTATATCTCTATTCACATCTACTTCTTCCTTCTCAGCTACCAGCGCCAGCCTATTAACATCAGCAGTCAGCTGTGCAGCCACCTTCTTGAAGTCAACTTGCTGCATATGATACTTGTAGATCATATCTACTGTAGTCAGAATGTTCCTCACGTATCCCTCATCTTCCTGGCCATAGATGAGTGCAGCAAGCTTAGCGCTGTCAGTCTTAGCCGACAGCTTACCAAGCTGAAGCCTTACTTCCTCTACCACCCCAGCTGTGATACTGTCTACCAGATTCTTATCATGGCCAAGATAGAGCGCCACTCCAGTCTTCGCCTGATCACTCCTGCCTCCAAGCTGTCCGATGTACAGCTTACACATCTCGACGATCGCCTGTGTGATGATCTCAGTCCGCTTCATATATGCAGTAGTCTGCAGATCAGCCGTAAGCTTTGCAAGCTGGTCAGTCTTTCGGCTGTTGATCTGGGCAAGGCCGATTACGAAAGCGGACGACATTACGCAGTTGAGATCTCTCATACCTGCCTGGAAGGCTGGAGTAATGTTAGTATCAATATCATCTCCCAGGATGGCAGCGGCTGCCGCAGCCTGAGCTGTGAAGTACGAACTTGGGTTTACAGAAGTGTCGACCTGTGTAGCTGCATTGGATATCATAGTCTTGACATCAGTAGTATGAACTATGGCATCTAAAAGCGTATCCAAGTACCCAAGCTCGGTCTGGGCATTAGTCAGATGAAGCTGCGGCACCAGGGTACTGACCACCTTCGCTACTACAGACGCCAGCATAGCTTCCCAGTCAGTCGTAGGAGTTACTCCGTCAACCAATGCGTCAAGCTCGGCCTGAGCAGCAATCGACTCCGTCAGATGTCTCAGAGCGCTCAGCTGCCCAGTAGCTGCCGTGAAGAACAGCGGAAAGTCCGTACCATAAGCCAGGGCGTCAGCCGCACTCTTAAAGGTAGACGCAGCAGTAGCCATGTTGCCAGTCCTAGTATCTGGATTATACGCTGACGCAGAGAAAGGACTGTTGTCCATAGCTGCATTGATGTTGGTAGTAATATGCTTAGTAAAGTCTACAGTAGGCGTACCACCTGAGTAGTCATTCAGAGCATACGCATGAATAGTCTGCTGATACTCAGGCAGAGACACAGCACCAGAGGAGCCACCACCGCCGCTTCCCATCTTACACCTCCACAGCGCAGAGTGTTAAGCTAGTATCCCCTCCCATCTTCTTCACCAGCTCAATAACCTTCGGATTGTGTGAGAATGCCGTAACTCTCCTGCATCCTCTGCTCTTTGCGTACTTGGAGAGGGTACTGAATCCAGCTACCCACCTTTCTCCTTCTACCTTACTGATGATAGTTAAGGAATAGATCAACATTCCAAGAGTCCCAGACGCCATATCTTCTGTGAACATGGTACTAACGACAGCGTCTATAGTTCCCTTAGGGCCCTGTTCTATCCACACCTGCAGTACCCCCATTGCTACAGCCTCGACCAGTTTGACCTCAGCTGCTCTGTCCCACACTGCTCCTACTGGCTGAGCCGCAATAATCAGCCCCTTCAGCGGCTCCCAGTATCTCAGTACCTGATCAGTTTCCAGCTTTACTAGCATCGTACGTCCCCCTTATGTTCCTCCTGTCAGTAGACTTCCATGCTACGTTTATGCCGTAGATTCTAGCCCCATCATAAGGACTAACCCTTACACACACTCGGAAGTCTGTTGCCGACACTACTGGATATGCAGCCCCTTCTGGGTTAGCCCTGACCCATCGGCTCCTTCTAAACTGCGAGTACTTATCCATCCTCCAGTCAATAGCCACTTCCACCTGAGATCCCTCAGGGATGGAGCATGGTACAGACACCATCTGGATAGTCTTAATAGCCGGGATCCCGAGGTCAGTAGGCTCCGTAACGAGCTGTAGATACTTATTCCCGCTATCAAGAGAGAACCCCAGCGCTCCACCAGGAGCAGTACCAAAGGCAGCAGCGACAAGAGAGTTAGACTCCTCATAGCTCAGCATACCAGATACTGTCTTGGCACATCCTACAAAACCTACCTTATTCAGGATGTATCCTCCAGTAGCGTTACCAATGTAGTACTCATCCTCGAGAGGATTATGAGTAACAGACACTAGATTCGTACCAGACGACACAATAGTATCCTCGTTCATAGGAGCTAGGAACTCACTATATCCGAGCTGCTTTACCTCCAAGTCCCCTCCGATCATGCAGAGAGTGCCTAGCCTATCTACAAAGACGTGCTCAGACAGCGAGCACCCAACCGCAAGAGGGTTGTTTATTCCTCCTTCGTAAATGCGTCTTATTTGAAATGCAGGAGCAGGCGCACTAGCCGGAATCAGAGAAAAGACTCCGAACTGTGTATAAATGATAGTCGCCTTACCCAGCGGCTTGGCAGCCATGACTATGTCTTTGTCGCTAGTCTCTGGATACCAGAAGCCAGCTGTGTTAAGCACTGCACTAGCCGTGTGGCCCATGAAGTCGAACGACCCGATCTGTGACCACCGGACAAGACGAGAGTGACTAGGCGTACCTTCATACGAAGTCGCTCCAGCCAGAAACACTTGCCCATGATTGTAGCACGCCGCAATAGGCTGTCGCCACGCAGAGTTCCACTTGTCTCCAGACACGCCCCCAGAGTCGTCGATGTTCCAGCCTATGTCTCTCGGCGAGCCGCCGTTGTAGTCGTAGTAAAAGAGAAGATCACCAGACGCTATCACAGGGAAGCCTGGCACGTTAGCAAGCGTATACGGCCAGTTGACGTCTGCAGCAGCTACACGCTGCACAAGAGTAGTAATACTCCACTTACCTGCAGCGTATGAGAGAGTATACAACCCACTCCTATTACCAAGGATCACTCCTCTGTCAGTCAGAAACAACTGAGGAAACGGCCAGTCTACTACGATATTAGCAGGAGACGCGCCAGAGTATATTGTCGTGAAAGGTCTGATGTTTGGGTAGTACCCCTCGATATAGCCGTCCCCAGACCTAGCATTAACGCACTCTACTAGACCTCCAGGCGAAGGCCTGTTCTCGTCGCTTCTCAGACTAAATTGCTTAAGCAGTGGAGTAGTGAACTCTCTCATTCTTCTGCTCCGTTAACAGCGTCGATGTCGTAAGGATTGGGGATCGTGGCCTTGGCCTTGGCATAGAATGCCATACCAACAACTATGTATGGCACAGCCGCTACGTTCGAATTTTGAACGAAGGACACATCAGCCTTAAGTGTCACAACAGACCCCTCAAAGCACTGCAGAGTAGGGATAGACGCCTCCTTGGCCCCTCGAGCCAGCGGCTGCTGCATGATGGTGCTCAGCTCCCCAGGCCTACCAAACTCGATACTAACGAGCCCAGTCTCAACTGTAGGCCCGTACAGATAGGCTTTGCCGCTAGCTATCTGTCCTTCACAGGGTATGACCCACATAGCCTTGCCCACCCCGTCCTTCAGCTCAATTGTGGCGTTCAGGAGTGAAGGAGGGATATTGAACGAGATTGTCCTGCCAAGCTTTCGAGAGAATCTGTTGAGAGTGTTCTCGATGCTCTTGAACTTAGCCTCAGGTGTATCTCCTGTTACAAACTTCTTCTCCCGCATGATCTATCCCTCCATCTGGTTTACTTCAGCACACTCCTGCTCCACAGTAACCATATCGAGGTCGGCTAGGTCTAGGTCAAGCGCATTAAGCCAGCCCTTCATTCCCTCCATGTTCCTGTGAAACTTCTCCAACTGAAAGAGTGCCGCCTCGATGAGAATATCAGGATGATTTTCAGACCAGGCGCTCATTGTCTGAGTCCATACGCTTCCAGACTTTGTTGCAGAAAGCTCAGGCGATCCGAACCTGCCCCACAGCTCAAACGTATAGGCATCATCAGCAGGAGGCATCAGGAAGACTCCATTAAATGTGAAGTGCTGTGACGCCTGAGACGTAGACGCAATGATATCATCTACACCATTAAACGCAGACAGCTCAGTAGGAGTTATCGCATCAGGATAAGGCCTGAGGATCGTAGGCGCGTAATAAGCAGGAGTCCCCTGATCTAGCTCACTAGGGAGCTCATCGTAGAACTCTCTAATATCCGACAGAGGCCTACGCTCAAGCTTAGCCCTGGCCGTACTAGATACAATCCACGCCTCATGGATGGCCAAAAGCCCAGCAGTTGCTACATACACGTCTCCAGCCGTGAGGTTCTTGAAGAACCTAGCCTTCGTCTTATCAACTCCAGACCTACGATCAAGCATCCGCTGACCAGCGTTCAGGAAGAAGTCTGCTCCATTATCCTGCCAGTCAGTCGTGACTAGATCATACCTGCCACTCTGTTTGACGAACTCCTCTCGAATATCTTTGTATTCCATGAGATCCTCCAGGTGTGCGCTACATTCAAATTTCGAACGTAGCGCACACGATAGAGTAGTTTCAGCTAGCTCGAAGGCCCATCAAGCCCGACGCCATCGAGAATTCCGAAGCATGCGGGGTGATGGAGCTCGAGGCCGGACTCCGTGAGGAACTCCTCCGTAGTCGCGTCGATGCGGCCGGAGTTCGTCCCAGCACCTGCCTGGGCACTACCTTCACCGTAGAACTTGGTATCCTGGATGATCCTGTCGCGGATCTTCTTCGTATCCAGAATGAACATGGAGTTGGTCAAGGTGCTCTCCTGAGAGAACAGAGGAGCCGTCTTGAAGTACAGGGTTCCGAAGGGAGTGATCCATTCCAGAACCTTGATCCCGTAGGCACGAGTCTGCGCCGTCATGGTGAAGTGTCCGACAGACTCGGCCAGAGAGTTGATCCCACTCAGCGCGCCGTTGCCGCAGAGGGCGAGCTTCTCGGTGCTGCCATAGGAGAAGATCCGCTCGAGCATTGCCTTGAGCCACTTCCATCCGCCGTCAGAGTCGATCCACAGCTTCCCAGTGTAGTCAGAGTTGAGGTGGAAGTTGTCCATGTTCCCAGGGGCGTAGGTCGCGACGAAGTATCTGATCCCGCCAGTCGTCCGCTCCGGCTTTCCGCCATCGCCAGTATTCTCAGTCGGGATCCCGAACAGGTAGGACTTCTCCTTCTCCACAGAATGGAGCTCAAGAGCCTCACGCTTCGACTCCTTGTACTGATCGTAGGTGCGCAGCTTGGTCTGCCGTGCAGTTCGGGTGATGCTCAGCGGGGTCCTGAAGATCTGCGTGTAGTTCGTGATCTTCGTAGGATCGTACGCCACCGAGCTGGGCATGGCCGCACCTTCCTCGTTCACGTTGCCGACGATGATGACCGTGTCACAGTTCGCGAGAGTGTTGCTGTGAGCGGAATTGTCGTCATCTTCCAGAAGCTTCACGGTGAGGTAAGAGCTCGATCCATTCTGCGTCACCGCAGTGACCTTGGCGATAAGGTCAAGAGTGGAGTCGGCAGAGTACCTCATCATGATAGTATGCCCAGCACGGAAGTTCTTCGCATCCGCGAGGGCCATTTTGATGTAGAGGGTGTCTCCAGCAGAGCCTCCACTCGTATAGGCCACACTCAGGCCAGCATTGGTGTACTTCCCCGTCGGGGTAACCTTCTGCGTCGGGAACGCCTTCGTCCACCAGTTCATAACTGCTACACTTTCATATAGCACTGGACTATATCATGACCCATAGTTATGGGCCCGGCATTATAGTCTCTGAAGGTCTTACAGCCTGTAAGTAGTTAAGTACACGCTCAGCCTTTCTAGGAATGTAGAAGTAGCACCCAGCCTTCAAGAATGATCTTATATTAGGCTTTATCACGAACATCTGAGTATTATGTCCAGACGTCTGTGTGTAGATGGTACCTACTTCTACTGACAGCCTCTGTAAGAGCCTAGAAAGATCCTCTACAAACGTACGATGTCTTGATGCAAAGCCTACTCGCCAGGAGTATCCATACTTAGCCTTCGGAGTCTTCGTCTGAGCTATATATCCATCAGTATCAAACAGACCGGCTAAGAAGTCAAGCTGAGTCTGTCTAGTAGCTCTGAATACCTCAGAAGGTAGTACAACTTTGTCCTCAACAAAGTAGCGAAAGGTAGTGTGAATCAGAGTATTGTTGATTGATAGTCTATACATAATAGTACCATTCTGATTAGTGTAAGGTACTACTGCATAGTCCTTCTCAAAGAACAAGTTTATCTCCTTGCAAACTCTTTCAACACACTCCTCATCCATATTAGCTATTACCACTCGGTACTGAGTCTGCATCCCGTGATCCCTCTTAACTATATGAGACTTTACACTCCCATCACCAAGCAGTGCGCCAACTGAATAAGCTAATCTCTCAAGACACCAGTCCATCATGTACTCTTCCTGTAAGTTTCCCTGCTGATTATCCATTGTAGTATCCTCTCTAGTTTCACGCTTTGGTCAGAGTAGGCTTTAGGAACTTCCAGCAATTTCTGCCGTTTTTGTCATCGGGATTTCGCCCGAAGGAGTTCAACTGGTCTAATTAAACTCTGCGTCGTCCGTCTTTTCAGACCCGAGCATAGACATGATCGCAGTCAGCGGAGCCATACCATTGGGGTAGAGCCGGAGGATACCTTCTCTCCAGTTCTTCGGGCGCTGGTCAGTCTGCCAGTCCCCAGTTCCTCTCATTCCAAGAAATCCGACGTCAGACATTGCTTATTCCTCCGTTACATTGAACTTATCCCATACGGAGATATGCGCTCCAGTAAGGGACTCTTCCTTGTTAAGCTTGCGTAGGGCTTTGACGATGCTGTCAGTTACGACCTTGCCAAGCTCGATGTCCTTCGTAGTATCCTTCTTCCCAGGATCCCACTTGGTAAAGACCCTACCATTTCCAAGGTCGATTTCCTCAATCTTAAGGTCCTTATGCTCCTCTTCCGAGAAGCTAAGAGCCATCCTAGCTTCATGCACGAGGCGAATCACTGTGTTATTAGCCTTATCAGGAAGCAGGCCAATAAGCGTAATTCTCTCGCCAGGTGTGAGTTTCATCTCATCCTCCTATGCCGTGCAGGATTCCCGAACCATACCTCGTAGGCTCCAACATCCTTAGTCACGACAGCCCCTAGCCCTACGAGGGCTCCTTCGCTGATCTTGACTCCAGGCATAATCAGAGCATTTCCGCCGATAGTACAAGAGTCACTCACCTCGGTTTCTTCCCAGTGCATTTGGGACTTACCAGGGAAAGTGCTCCAGTTCAGTCTATCATGCACGAAGCAAACCTTTGGCCCTATGAAACAGTTGCGTCCAATCTTCACTCCCTTCGGAATAAAGACACCCATCCCAATCCTTGTTCCGTCACCCACTACTACATCCGGGCCTATCTCGGAGAACGCTCCTACCGAGACGTTATTGCCAAGCCTAGCAGTTGAGTATATATTCGAAGGCTTCCACACGACTACTCCCCGCCTCCTCCAGTCACGCCATCTGATGATACGTTGTAGTATATTCATAATATACTCACATACACTTCTATCATTCCGGCAGCTGTGTCCCGGATGTGAGGAACTGGGAGTGTCTCACGTGGAGCAGTCTCTCCACGAAGAATAGCCTTCATCTCCTCAGCCTGTTTGCGCTGATCTCCTTCCGTAATCCAGAAGTCAGCATACTCATTCCCACGAAATGATATAACCTTCGCTCCAGAGGCCTTGGCCTCAAGACACACACGATTATAGTCTCCATATCTGACAAGTCCGCAGTAGAAGTCCGTCGAACAGAACGCGTTGCGCAGACGACTCTTGTCGAAGACTTCACCAGATATGTAAGACTTAAACGCAGCCCCGTTGTTAAACATGAGCGGAAGCCACCATCTATGCTGATCGCGAGGAAGATAGACGAGATGAAGTCTAGCATCCTTCACATCATCCGTCACCCAAGGCCACATGATAACAAGATCCAGAGGCCACTTTATATAGTGACAGTTCTCAGCCGTAAACACAGATGGCGTACCTGAGTACTTACCAAGAGACGATACGGGCTTCCAGAAATCCGTATCGACTCCCATCGGTACGCAGTGAACCTTCCTACCCTTGTCCACCATAGTCTGCCAAATCTCCTGCTGTCGAGGCCACCATGTGACGAGAGCGTCGCTACGCTTGAGCCAGTGCGAGACCAGCATCCACGTATCTCCAGCTCCATAGCCTCTATTCAGGCCTTCCTCAACTGCCGTCTGGAAGCAGTGCTCAACAGTACCGTGGCCGACCCAGACTGTCTTTGCGGTACTCTTCATCTTAATATCTGGGAGGTGCGTGTGGTTCACGTGGATATCAGCGTCACACGCTGCCTCCCAGTATTCCTTCTTATCACACGGCACAAGGATGGAGTCCACACCCAAGGCACACTCTGCCTTGCTGATCTCCTCCGCCATTCGGTGCATACCGCTACCGTTAAGAAGTGTCCAGTGCGCTACTTTCACAAATCCTCCTTTATGCGGCGTGATAAGACGCTACTTTGCTGTCGAGCGTAGAGATGACCACGCTGTTAGACACCGCCTTGCTGTCAGCAACTCCAGCCTTGTCATCAGCCAGCTCAGCAGCACTCTGCGCCGTGCTGGTGAGTACAGACACAGAGAGAGCCTTGCTGTCTGCGACATCAGCCGCAGACTGTGCAGTACTAACCAGAGTCGACTGAGACGTATCCTTACTATCGCAGGTGGACGTCTGAGTCGACAAAACAGTACTGTTGCTGACAGCTTTACTATCAGCCGTGCTGACAAGCGTAGATTGTGAAGTGTCCTTACTGTCACACGTGGACAGATTCTCCGACTCTACCGTACTGTTGGACTCTGCTTTACTGTCAGCAGTACTGATCAAGGTAGACTGGGACGTGTCCTTGCTGTCCGCCGTGGAGAGGTTGGCCGACTCCACCACGCTGTCAGACACTGCCTTGCTATCTGCAGTACTAATCAGCGTACTCTGTGATGTGTTCTTGCTCTCTGCGGAGCTGAGATTCGTGCTCACTACCGTGGAGGCAGACACGTCCTTGCTATCGCATAGTGACTTGTTAGTACTCATCACTACGCTGTTGCTAGTCGCCCGACTAGTGTTTTTGCTGACATTCTCCGACGCCGTTCCGGCAAGAGCGAATACGGCAGTATTAGTCATCGTCACGTCGCCAGACGGAGTCTGAGCTGCCCCAGTTCCACCAGCCCCGCCAACGACGATCTTACCGTCAGCGAGCGTAATCGTACCAGCTGCAGCCGAGCTGATTGGATCGAAGTTACATGACGTAGTAGTACCTACGTTCTCATAGATACCAGAGCTGCCAGCTCCAACATCAGTATCGATGAGAATACACCCTTTCGCAAACCCACTCCCCGTGTCAGAAGGAATCGTAGTACAGGTTCCGAGAAGGACCATACCGCTCGCATCTCGCAGCAGAACATTGATAGTCTGGCCTCCAACGGTGAGAGACCGACCAACAACCTTCAGCCACTCAATCTTGCCACTTCTGGCAAGTTGAAAGAGAAAGTTATCGAGATTTGCGCCCATTAGCTTCTTCCTCCGATGCTACATTCAAATTTTGAACGTAGATCAAAACGTGGGAGAACAGATGTCATTGACTTCCTTCTCCAAGCCTTCCAGTGCCGTGCCTACAGCAGGAGTCCGCACTCCAGTTCCAGTAACGAATGCAGGGCTTCCTGTCCTCATAGGGGCACCGGGCCCAGGAGCAGGAGTAGCTCCACCAGGAGCCGGACTAGGCTGTCCAGCAGACTGCTTCACAATACTAAGTCTCTTTCTCACCTCCTCTCCTGTCTTCTTAAGAAGCTCCGGAATCTGAAGACTGGGTTCCGCAGCCGCCAGCTCGTTCATGACGTAGCCAGCGAACTTCGATACAGGCTTAAGATCAGGATTCTCAGCAAAGAACCCCTCTACAAGAGTCCTGAACCCAAGTCTCCTCTCTACCATCTGATCAGTAAGATCAGGAAGTCTCGTGTACACACGCTCCACGGTCCCACTCTCGATCTCGGGAATAAGCTCCCCCTTAACCGCATCGACGAGCTTGTTAAGGAACGCGTTGAAGCTCGCTGCAGAGGTGACCACCTGATCAAACTCCGCATCATCCTTCACGAACACCCTTAACTGGGGCGACTGAGGCGCAGCAGGAGGGCTAGCAGCTGCGGGAGCGGGAGTAGGAGTAGAAGGAGGAGTCACAGGCCGCGCCTCAGTCATCTTCCCAGCTATCTCAGAAATCTGCGCCTGCAGAGCGCTAATCTGCGCCCTGAGAGCAACCTTTTCAGGATCCTCAGTAGGAGCCGGAGAAGGAGGAGCCTCCGACACCGGAGGCGCAGGAGCCACAGGAGCCGCAGCCGGGGCCGAAGGCTGCGGGGGCACCACTCCAGGAGCCGGGGGAGGTTCCGGAGCAGGAGGTGCCGGCTCTGCAGGCGGAGTAGCAGCAGGAACCTGGGGCTCCACAGGAGACGGAGCAGCCGGTGCAGGCTCCTGAGGCGGCTCAGCTTCTGCCGTCTCAAATCTAGGATCAGGCGGAGCCTCCTTCACTCCGACCATGACGTCAAGTTCATCTGCAATCTTGTTGTCGTTAGGCATCTTTCTGTTCCTCCTTCTTGGGTTCGATAGTTAGCTCAACCTCATCCTTAAGTACCACAGGCAGCTCTAGCACTTCCTCAAAAGCAGTTATCATAGCCTGATTCCTAGACACAGCCCCAACGTCTGAAGGATCCAGAGTACGATACTCTATGAAAAGCTGAGTCAGCCTGTCCTCAATAGCGTCCTGCATATCTCTCCATATAGAGGATCGCATGAACTCATTCCATCCAGATAAACTAGTCGAGATAGTCCTCTGCGGAATGTCTAGACTAAGAATACCTTTCATTGCACAGCACCTCCCATCGGAATAAGATTACCTTTCTCAGCCTCGCGTAAGACATTCTCATCGGCCCCGACGGATGCTCTCATTTGAGGCAGCTCAAACCTGTCTATGTCCTTCACACCAGTCAGCTTCGCATACTGCTTAAATACGTTGATGATGTCGAACCTCTGCATTAGGATCGGATTCTCCGCTATGATCTTGAAGACATCTACCCAAGATTGCAGGTAGTCAGGAGTAGATATACTCCCGTCCTTCATGATGACATCATAGTTTACCATGATCTCACTAGGAGTAATCCTAATGCGGTCAGCGCCAGGATAGCTGTTCAGCAGCGTATTACGCCACTCCCCGGTCAGATTGACAAAGATCTCCTCATTCATGAGCTGCTGCGTATGACTAGCAACCATGTAGCCAAGATCATACATAGCCTGCATACTGACGATCTTAGCAATCTTCGCGAGCCTCGACAAAGCGCTAACGCGAGTGTTCTGGTTTTCGGTAGCAGTTATCCGCTCTGAGGTCTTACGCATAAACCCCTGCACGGTGTCAGTAGCCGCAGACACCTGCTGCATGAGTTCAGCTATAATGCTGACATCCTTGATGTGCCCCTGAGTAATATCAGTAATAGCCAGCTGCTTCACAAACTGATCAACTCCACCACGACCCCAGGCGCTTCGACGAAGCCGGACAAGCTTCCCAGGCTTCGGATCCTTCAGATCATTGATGTTGACCATGTAAGGATCAACTATAATCATATCGTTGATAGCCTTCCTTACGTTTGCGATATGCGAGTTCACGAGCCAGTCCAGAATATTCTGGAGCCCGCCGACTACCTCCATCCTAGAGATTGCCCCAACTGTATAGCCATCGTACTCAGATGCGGCTACGCATATAGGATACATATTGTGGTCTAGCCCCAAGGGCTGTGCCTGGATGAGGTACTGATCGCCAGCTACGCAGAACAGCCACTTCTCAGGATACTGACTCTTTCCAAGTCCCCAGCTTGCAGGAACAAGGTTTATGTACATATAAAGCAGGTCAACTGGAGTAGTAGAATATCCTCCAGAGTTGTTAGTATGTATCCCGAACTTTGTACCACGATCAGTAGATGGAGCATATATACTACGATATGTAGTACCTCCATTCATATACCTTGCATTAAAGACAGCTCCGTCAGAGGACTTCTCCTCATCAAGAAGGTTGACCAGGTTGCTCCTCCTGACCCACCCAAGCCATTCGCCACGCTGAATATCGTGAATAGGCACGTTCGGATCAGGCAGGAAGTTATATGGATCAACGTTCAGCAGCTTATTGCCTTCGTACTTAATCACCCTGCGCTGAACCCTATCATATCGAGGCTTCCCGAAGCCGAACCATCTTGGAACCTCGACAGACTCACTTCGATAAGCCCAATCCCTAGCCCAGTAAGGAGCAATAGCCCCGAACCCATAGGCCAGATTGTCACGAAACATAGTATGCAGGGCAAGACCAGCCTTCGCCTTTCGCATCTGCATATCGACTGCCTTCTCAAGCAGGATACCTTTCAGGACGTCCTCAGGCCCGGCACCCTCATACTTAAAGATCGGATCATCAAGGAAGGCCATCATGAGGTATGTTATGATCGTCTCCATCGTGGCAAACGAGTACGGAATGACGATAGACACAGGCTTCCTCTTATCCTGCGCCTTCACAGCCTCCTCAGCCGAGTCCGTATCAATATAGCAGGTGAGAGTCTTATCAACGTCAGCCCACTGGCTATGTCTGTTAGACATGACTGCGTAACTCTCAGATGCCCTAGATACGACCTCAGAAACTATCTTAGCATGAAGAGGAGAGTCAGGTCTCAGATCAAGGCCTTCAGGATACTTGTAGCCGAGATCCTCAGAGATCACTACAGGAGTTCCCTTGCTGTCTCCTTGAATTATAACGGGCATCTGTTACCTCCTATACAGTAGGTACGTTACTCCAGGCAGTACTACTAATTGCCGTGAGTACTCCCAAGGTAAATGTAAGAGTCCTAGTCTGCATCTGCAGCGTAGTCCCACTCCATCGTATGCTAGTTACAAAAGTCTGCGTAGTCACGTTCTGTCCGCTTATTGCAAGTGTTACGTTGCTACCTGCCCCACCGTCGGTCTTCGTCAGCGGAGACGTAACAGCCAGTACTCGCTCTCCACTCAACTTCGCATCAGCTGCCATCACGACGAACTGAAGCGCTGAGATATCCGGGGCCATAGTACTCAGATCCACCTTCCTTACTACGTCAGTATCTTCAGTTGGAGCATCCTCCACATGGATCTGGGGGGCCCGAAATCCTCTCATCAGGGAGGCGTCTGGGTATAAGAGATCAGCATCATAAGCAATGCCTCCCTCAGACCCAATCCAGACTTCCTCAAGATTTCTACTGTCTAATGCCATACGCTTCGTTCAAAATTCGAATGTAGGTTACATAATCCTAAAGTCTGCAATCGCAGGCTCGTAGTCCCTCTCGAGCTCAGCATACTCATCCTCGTCTGGCTCCTCGCCCGCCTCCTGAGCGTTCTTAAGGCCGTCGACCGTAGTAGCGACGCCCTCATCTTTTCCCTTTGGAAAGAAGTACCTCTCACCAATCTCCAACATTTCGATAAAGTATGCAAGAGCATCCATGATGTCCCAGCGCTTCGCACGAGGGAACATGATGAGCTGCTCTTCCAGCTGATCACACGTGCCTCTCTTGTGATACATATAGCCCATGCGATAGAACGGACCAAGGAAGGCTACACGCTCCTCCTTCTTCGCACGAGGGCTAAGATCAATAATCTCATAGAACTTCTTCCTGGCAAACATCTCGTTTCTGATAGGATAGGTAATAAACTCATTGAGCGACGTAACTTCAATCCCAATGACCTTAGTACCGATCCTATCTGCCATATCGAAAGCAGCCTGGTAGATCTGATCAGGGTGCATCTTGGCAGCAACTACGTCTCGAACATAGACTGCGTGGTGCTGAAGGTCAACACTAACTCCTACCACAGCAGTGTCAGCACTCTGAATCTTAACCGTCTTGGCAGGATCAACGATCACGAAGGTCTCCATATCGGACCTCTTGGGAAGATCCTTCTCCTCATAATAGCGGAAGTACTCCTGCTTGAACGTAGCATCCTCCTTCGACACAGGGAGGTTACGGTACTCCCGAGCGAACGTATCGAGAAGACCCTGCTCACGATACTGCTGGACGAGAGCTTTCACGCCCTCGTCGGAGATCTGTTCGGGCCAACTTGATCTATAGTCATCATCGCATATGCTGAGACGAATAGTCTTCCATTCCTTATCGTTAAGAAGGTTCTCAAGCAACGAGTCTTCATGCAGAATAGTCCCAATTACGATAACCTTCCAGTCTCGCTTACTCTTATCAATAGACCCAAGCACGTCAGCGAAGAACCACTCTTTGAGCTTCTTTCGCTGATCCTCACTCCTAACGGCCTCAGAGTCCTCGAGATCATCACAGATGATGAGATCTGGCCTATCATTGTTATACAAGATCCCACGAACCTGCTGTCCAGCGCCTCGAGGCATTACTGCGACACCAGAAGACGTAACCCACATATCCTTAGTCCAATCCGTACCTTTGATTGGGCCAAAGAGCTTCGCAATCATCGCGTTTGTGAGCAGCTCACGCTTCAGGTTCTCACTTTGTAGTGTCGCTTGAGTAGCCGTATTACTAATCGGTACAATGTACTTTTTACTACGGAAGAGGATCTTTTTCCCTGGAAGGGCAAGATTGACCAGAGAAGTCTTCCCAAAGCCACGTGGAGCAGCAATCGCAACTTTCTGACAAGAGTCATCATCGATCAGCTCCTCTATAATCTTATGCAGCGGAGAGAATGGCAGGGTAAACCTGTCCGGGAACAGAACCTTTGCCGACATCAAGGTGCTGTTGTAGCAGTGTGCAAGCACATCTTTCAGATCAGGAGTTATAATACTCATGCAGCCTTCTCCAACTTCTCTACACGCTCAAGTAACTCGGCAATGCAGGCAGTCGCAACCTGGATCAAGTCACTATTACTTCTGCCATACCTAGTCTCAGACTTTACCTCCTTGATCTTACCATCAGCATCGAGAACACTACAGGTCTCAAAAGAGGCCTCACGACGAAGCTCCTGAGCAAGCTTACTCCCATCATGATGCTTATATGCGTCAACTATAGACGCAAGCATATCCCACTTCTTGCGGTCGACCACTTCATTATCTAGTGACCATGCGTTCTCATACAGCGATCCTCCGATAGACACGTCCCCAGCACTGGTTATTCTCATAGCCTCAGTGTTGGCCGCATAGATCTTCACAGTACCATAGTAACTACCAAAGTATCCATAGCTAGTATCATGATACATGAAGATAAACTTTGACCCTGAATAGGAACCATAGTATGCTCGATACTGTCCAAAGCCGGAGTCACTACTAGAGCACAGCTGCATAATAGATGCATAACCAGGACTACCGACGGTCCCGTAGCATCTAAAGGTGGCATTTCCGTTACCGTCTGCAGTGCTAGTATTAAGAAAGCAGCTAGCTCCAACAAAGTACAGATTAGCAGTAAAGTACGCATATAGCCAGGCGTTAGACGGGAGTCCTAGGTTTATAACCCCATTATCATTAGGGTAGAACGCATACGTAGTACTCTTATACCTAAAATATAGGTTCCTTGTGCTTGTGGCTCCATATGTAGCTGCGAACCTAAGATATCCATCACTACCAGACTGAGCCTCAAACCCACAAGATCCAGCAGACAAAGTAGCAGACCCTCCACCAGACGCTACGTCGCCTTGTAGAGAGATGTCTCCTCTAGCTTGTACGACGATATCCTCAAAGTACATCTGACAGTCACAGTACACTCCACCTGTCTTTACACTAGCAATACTGAGAGCATTAGCATACTGACCTATCACAGACTCTGCTGTAGTAGAGTACTTAAAGCTTGCGATACCAGGTGTAGTAGCGTGTCCAATGAAGATTAGCTTCTTAGTAGTCTGCACATACATGAAGCCGCTAGAATCACCGTAGATCGACAGCGCACCAGCTGAAGAGTATAGGTTAAAGTAATCAGCCCTCACGTTAAACGCACTACTAGAGCCTCCACCAATAAGTTCGATGCCAGTAATCTTACCATTAACGTCAAGTGTTACTGTGTAGCTGGCATAGACGTCATCCTCTAGATCACCGACATCAACAGCTAGCGCAGCTGTGGCGCTAGCATTATTGGAGATACCAGTAGTATTATTAACCACTGTAGCCTGCAGTGTGGTAATGCTAGACGCGTGTGCGCTAACTGTACCCTCAAGAGTGTTTATGTCTCCCTGGGCTGTCAAAATGTCTGCGGCGTTTGCGCTAACATTAGCATCTGTACTAGCTAAGTCGACCTCAAGGGCAGAAACATCACTTGCAACAGCAGTAATCGCGTCCTCATTCGCCGTTATGAGCACCCCAAGTGCCGTAATTCCATTAGCATTTGCCGTGATGTTGTTGTTCATCGAGGTATGTGTAGCTTCTACAGCATCTACGGCAGCTGCTAATGCCACTACATCGCCATCCAAGTCAGAGACAGACGACTGCAGAGACGAGATCGCGCTAGAATTGGCGCTAATAGTGCCTTCAGCAGTACTTAGGTCTGTTTGCACCTGCAGAATGAGCGACGAGTTAGCAGAAATCGCCCCTTCGTTAACAGTAACCCTAGAATCAAGCGCAGCTAACGAACCAGCGTGCGCGTTTATGGAGTTGTCCAGGCTAGTAACATCCGCCTGAACGCCAGCAATCAACGAAGCATGAGACGAAATAAGCCCTTCTGCAGCGTCTACGTCAGCCTGGAGCTGCAGGATCGACGAAGCATGGCCGCTTAAGGTAGTTGTATGTCCACCTACAGTAGTCGTAAGACTACCGATATCACTCACCACAACAGCCAGCCCATCCTCTAGGCTAACAACTCGACCTTCGAGGGCGCTAATACCAAGGTCTACGAACTCCAGTCCGTCAAGAGTGCTCTTTACTCTAGCTACATACCCTGACGCGCCAGAGTACGCACCAGGAGTATCAGTCAGCGCTAAGAAGGTATTCGCTCCTACTGTCTGCTCCACAGTAAGGCCCACCCCACCACCTTCTTGCACAAGTACACTCTGTTCAGTAACGACTACCTGCTGATGAGTCTCAGATGCCTCAACAACGACAGGAGCGACAGCCTGAGGAGTTACACTCTGAACAGACTCCTCAGTCGCGACAAGCAGACCAGTCTCTTGAGCTCGCACCACATAGACTTGAGCTTCAACGTCTACTACATGCTGATCCTGATCTGTTACTGTAACATTAAAGTCCGTCATCTAGTCACCGCAGGAGACACAAGCACAGTCCCTTCGAGAAGTCTAGTTGCCACCCCAGCAGCACTGGTTAATTTAAGATCGTACACATACTGATCCAGTTCCAACAGCTCGGTGTCACCAGCAGATATTGTGGCCACAATAGTTCCTGCTGCGCCTCCTAACGTAATGCCATTAGAATGCGTCAACTCAATAATAGGGTCTTCATCATCAATATCTGCGCGGATGTGCAGTCTGGCTGTAAAGTCCGTCAGATCTACTGCACTTCCAGTAGCATCTGTCCAAGTAAACGTCTTGGAGTAAGTTGCTCCTTGCTCTATGTATAAATCATACTTTCCAGCCATAGCCACTCCGTTCAAAATTTGAAGCTAGTTTTTATGTGATGCGTCTAGATAGCGCCGAATCTGGTCTTCCCTGATCTCTTTCACCAAAACTTTTATTTCTGTGATACTCTTGCACGCCTCTTCTGTTCGTGTAATCCTAGTCTCATGATTGATAAAGGCCGTAAAGAAGAATCCAAGGGCCAAGATTATAACCATCAACACTGACCACCACTTCACAGTGATTGTCGTTTCTCCTAAGGTCTCGTGTCTTCTGTCATTCATGCCAAACTGCTCCTTCATATGCGATCCTCAGACTACCTAAAGTCATCGTGCACACGAAGTGTAGTAGTGTTTCCTCGCCCAGTCCAGCCACTCAAAGTCAGCTCAATCTGAAACTTATACATTCCAGCCTCATCAAGGTCACCTTCTGCAGTCACATACTTCACGTACTGGCTATCATAGACAGCTGCCGGCCAGGATACTGTAGTTCCAGAAGGCTTCAACACCTCGATGGTAACATCAGTAGCACCTGTAATATCCTGTCCTGCGTCCAAGATAATTGTGAGGCCTATTTCGTCTATATAAATCTTATCCGCCATTACTATCACCCTGTCCCAGAATAGAGGCCTGGCTTATACCGATCATAATCTCAGACTCCCCTACAAGATCATCCGGTATAGGACTATCAAGAGAGATCTCCATTGTGATGCTACTCTCATCCAACACAGCTATTGTAATCTCACTAGCATCCTCTATAGACGTGAGGATATGAGAGTCAAGAATAAGAACTTGCTCACCCTCACGAAGAATAGCAGCAGTTCCAGTGAGAGTGAAGATACCTACACCAGCAGCAAGAAGGTATGTTCTCCGCCAATCTACTGCCGAACCACTCAAGCTAAAAGCTGCGCTGTCCGCCAATACTCGCCGTCCGACAAAGAGGCCTACATCTGCTCCTGCTGTCAGGAAGCTAGCTCCGCCAGCATCCATACTAAACTGTCGGGTTAGGAGAACTGTAGTGCCACTAAGCGCAAAAGCTCCTACTCCGACTGGCATCTTTCTGGTAGCTCGAAGCCCTACAGCGTCTCCACTCAGCACAAACTGCCCAGGGCCTACTACTAAAGGATACCCTTTATAGATCCTGATGGAAGAGCCACTTAGCCCAAACTCCCCACTCCCTGCTGCCATCTTCCGGAAGGCTAACAGGCCCACCTCCCGCCCTGAGAGGTTAAAGGCTCCTGCCGTGGCTACAATGGCTCTTCCATAATAAAGATCTGTAGCAGAGCCTGTCAGAGTGAAAGAAGCACTTCCAGCAGCTAGCCACCTATCAGATAAGAGATCTATCGCAGTCCCACTTAATGTAAAAGATCCACTATTAGCAGCAAGTATACGAGTAGCAATAAGTCCAGCTGCTGTCCCAGACAGTGCATACGAGCCTGAGCCTACGGTTATCTGCTGATGGCCATCGCAGATTCGCGTATCCCCATTCTCCGCAATGCGGACGCTTCCGTCCTCAGCTACTCTCCTTACCCACTCTGCCATATTACGCTGCCGTCAGAATGCTCGCTGTCACATCCCAAGTGAATGTCTCACCTTCATTAAGGGTAATAGAGGAACCATAGTCCCAATACCCAACCAGCTTGTCCGACTTCGAAGAGTTGAAGAGAATAGCATACCTAAACGGGCCTATACCTCCTGCAGTAGCTGTCCAGATAAGATCTGTGGTTACAGCAAGAGTGTAGGTTCCTCCAGACTGGCCGGACGCATCTACTGTGACCGTCTTCTGCTCATATCCATTAGCCGCTGCGGGAGGTGGATGGTTAGTCACCGTATCCAGCACTGTGTCTGTGGCAGGTGTTGGCGCGCTATTAGTGAGTGCAATCTTCAACGTGTCGCTTGAGAAGTCATGCCCTGCCTCGAACACTTCTTCTATGAAAGTGTAGAACTTTGCAAAATCAGCCATCGTTACTTACCTCTCTTGATTTGCTGGTAGCCGTAGTATACAAAATATGTAGTCCCGACAGCAACTGCCAAGACTCCAATCTCTGTCTCCCTCAGAACGTGCAGGACATACGCAGACCATTCAGGGTCCCACTTCCAAATCATACAAGCGAATATAATAAGGCCTAGAAATGTCCCCATCACCATGTATGCTAAGACCCGCCTAGTGATAGAGGACAACGAGTTTTCGCTAACAATCTTGTCTTGGATACTCAGCCAGGTCTCGGTGAACTTCTGTGCGGCTACGGCCCGCTCCTGGTCCGTAAAGAAGGCGTTGTCCAGCATCCCA